TGGTTACGTTCGATGGTGGAACGACTGGTAGTGCTTCTAGTGACATTAATGACTACTACAGTAGGTTCTCGGTAGCAATTGATGGTGGAGCGGTGTCTACGATTGGAGCTAACGCCAACTATGGATACACAGGTGCTATTAGTGGTGCAAACCCTAGCGATAACATCTTCCGTATCGGTCGGGCTAACAACATCCACAATAACTATACTGACTCTATTATCAATCAGGTAGCAATCTGGAGCACAGATGAATCTGCTAACTTAGCAACCATCTACAACTCAGGTGCTACTCAGGACTTGAGCTTGTTAGCTTCGGCTCCTGATCATTACTATGAGATAGAGAACTCAGTGACAGCTATTAGTGATGTCAGCGGGTCTGTTGACTTAGTTGGTCATAACTTTAGTTCAAGTGACTTAGTGACAGATACACCTTCGTAACACTCACGGGGGGTCTTCGGATCCCCTTTTCTTTTTCCTTATAATGCAAGGAGTACTCACTATGAGTAAAGCATTAGATTTAGCCACTCTAGTAACGAGTGACTTTGCAACAAATACGGATGTAACGAATGCTATTGATGGGATTGTTATCCCTGATGGTGGTAAAGTGTTACAAGTAGTTAATGAAATATTTACACACGACCAGACTACCACTTCACAAAGTTATGTAACGGACACTGATTGGGCTAAGGTATCTATAACCCCTACATCGGCTGACAGTAAGATTTACGTTCAATTCAGCTCCACAGGACGTAACGGTAGTGGAGGCGGTGAAACTTTTTATACTATTTATAGAGATGGCACTGTTAACTTGGCTGGTAACACATCAGAGGTTTGTGTGACCAAAATACAAGATACTGGAACAACTCCCTTATATATGGGTCTCATAGACACGCCGAACACAACCAGTGAAGTTGACTATCAAATATATATGAGACAGAACTATGGCTCGGATGGTTACTACGGACGGGGCGGTCTCACGACTTTTACCTTAATCGAAATAGCAGCATAAACAACGCACCCCACCCCAAACGTAGTGGTGCATAACCTTTAATATGGGGTCACAGATGAGTAAAGATAACAAGACCATCGAAGAGTTAAATCTTAAGGTCGAGAAGCATGAGTGGGAATTAACCCATAATCGTGTCCTCTTAGATGCCCTTAAGAACTCTGATAAGAAACAATGGGAACGCATCCGAGATATTAAGAACCTAATCTCTATTGTAAAATGGACAAGTGTGGGCATAGCTCTGACTTTAGGTATCAAAACAATCGGTATTACAACAATCTTTAAATTATTAGGAGTATAGCATGGTCATTTCAGATTTGATCGCTGGTATCTTTAAACCGGCTGCGAAGTTGGTAGATGAATTACATACCAGTGAAGAAGAACGACTCGCAGCCAAAGGCCACCTTTTAGACGTTCAAGCAGCGGCTATGCAGAAGGTGTTTGACTACGAACGTGCTTCACTGGAAGGACAACACTCAATAGTGGCTTCAGAAGCCCAGAGTAACCACTGGCTGGTCGCTGCATGGCGTCCTGTCACAATGCTAACCTTCTTAACACTTGCCGTAGGAGACTCCTTAGGCCTTCTAGCGACACCCCTTAGAGATGAGGCGTGGATGCTATTACAACTGGGCATAGGTGGCTACGTAGTAGGCAGAAGTGGAGAGAAGATCGCCAAAGTAATGAAGGGATAGATATGTTCAAAGAGACTATAGATATTATATTAAAACACGAAGGTGGATACGTGAATGATCCTAAGGATGCTGGAGGAGAGACTAACTTCGGTATTTCTAAACGAGCGTACCCGCACTTAGACATTCTTAGCTTGAGCGAAAGCCAAGCCGAAGGGATCTATTGGACGGATTACTGGCTTAAGTGTCAGTGTAACGTCCTACCCACAGGATTAGATCTCATGGTAATGGACTGTGCCGTGAATATGGGTGTCGCCAGAGCGTCTAAGATTCTACAGAACATCGTAGGGACTAAGGCTGATGGCATCATAGGGTCAATAACTTTAAGGGCTGTATGGAGGCTTACAGAGACTCCTGAGTCAACAGAATCAATAATCAAACAGTATTCCCACATTAGACAAGGCCATTACGAGGCCATGACGACCTACCCATTATATGGCAAAGGTTGGACTAGACGGAATCAGGAAACATTAAATGAGGCATTATTATGGATACTTTAGAATTATTAGAAGCGGAACTGGCTAAAGACTTATTAGCTAGAGTTCGTAGCGGAGCAGCAACAGCCGCCGAACTTGCAGTTGCCAGACAGTATCTGAAGGACGCTGGTGCGTTCGCGGGAGTGATAGAATCTGGCTCGCCTGCTCATAACCTACTAGATAACTTACCCTTTACGGAGGCTCCACACTAATGAGTAGAGACTATAGTAAAGAGCGTAAGTATGACTCGCAGCCGCATGTAAAGGCTAAGAGAGCAGCACGCAACAGGGCTAGACTTAAGGTCAACAATGCACGTAAGGCCAAAGGTTTAGCTAAACTGAAGACTAATCAACAGGTGGATCATAAAGATGAGAACCCTAGTAACAATAAACTCTCAAACTTACGAGTACTAAGCCCAAAGGCTAATACAGCTCGTAACCATAGGAAGGGGTAAAGCATGGGTATCGACCTACTAATTATACTAGGCTTCGTGATCATCTCGGTCGCGTGCGGTAACTGTTAATAATAAAGGAAGAACAATGGACAACTATAAGTGTACGGCATGTGGAATGATGAAATTAGAGACTAATTACACTAATCCCCTCGTCCCTGTCTGCAAGAAATGCAAACCGGAGGTCAAGAAGACTCCTAAGAAGTCTAAAGAAAGTAAATAATACAGGAAGATAATGTATGTTCTTAAAAAAGACAGCAACTATACCTGAGGAGTTACATGACTTTCGTAACTTCCTCTTCTTAGTATGGCAGCATCTGAACCTACCTGATCCAACTCCTGTACAATATGACATGGCTGTATTCCTTCAAGACGCTCCTCGCAGGGCTATTCTTGAGGCGTTCCGTGGTGTAGGTAAATCCTACGTCACAGCAGCCTTCGTCGTATGGTGCTTGTTAATGGACCCTGACTTTAAGATAATGGTAGTATCTGCTTCTAAGGCGCGTGCTGATGATTTCAGTACATTTACACAAAGATTAATCCTTGAGTTGCCAATGTGTCAACATTTAATAGCTAAGAAGGACCAGAGGTGGTCTAAGATAGCGTTTGATGTGGCACCAGCCAAGGCGTCTGGGTCTCCTTCAGTTAAATCTGTAGGTATCTCAGGACAGTTGACGGGTAGCCGTGCAAACTTAATCATAGCCGATGATGTCGAGGTTCCAGCGAACTCTATGACACAGGGTATGAGAGATAAGCTCGGTGAAGCTGTGAAGGAATTCGATGCAGTACTATCTCCCAACGGGAAGATCATGTACTTGGGTACTCCGCAGTGTGAAATGTCACTATATAACACGTTAACAGAGCGTGGTTATAATCTTCGCATCTGGCCAGCACGCGTACCCGCTGCTAGAGCCGCTGAGAAGAGCTACGGTGAACGTTTAGCCCCCATGATATGGGATAGGATACATGAAGAAGGAAAGCTCTCAGAAGGGCAACCAGTAGATCCTAAGCGATTCGATGATAAGGACTTAACAGAGCGTGAATTATCATACGGACGTTCAGGTTTCGCCTTACAGTTTATGCTAGATACTAGCTTAGCTGATGCTGATAGGTATCCTCTCAAGATGTCTGACTTAATAGTCATGTCAGTAGATAGAGATAAGATGCCTGAGAAGCTCGTGTATGGCCGTCTAAAGGAGATTAAAGATCTCCCTAACGTTGGCCTTAGTGGAGATAAGATCTTCGCTCCTGAGGCTACTGTGGGTGACTACGTGGACTACGATGGCTCTGTACTTGTAATAGATCCATCTGGACGAGGTTCCGATGAAACTTCCTACGCTGTAGTGAAGAATCGTGGCGGTACTTTGTACGTTCCTGAATGTGGTGGACTAGATGGAGGCTATGGTGAGGCTACTTTAACTAAACTATGCGAGATTGCTAAGCTACATAAGGTAAATGTAGTGTTAATCGAGAGTAACTTTGGTGATGGTATGTTTAATGAGCTACTTACTCCGTATATGAGGGACATATATCCCTGTACAATGGAAGAAGTTCGCCATAGTAAACAGAAAGAACTACGTATTATTGACACTTTAGAGCCTGTAATGAACCAACACAGACTCGTTATTGATCCAAAGGTCATCCAAAGTGATTATGATAGCGTTCAGAAGTACCCTGTAGAGCAACAAGCTAAGTATATGCTTATGTACCAGATGACTAGACTCACTAAAGAGCGTGGCTCTCTGGCCCATGATGATAGACTAGATGCTTTAGCTATGGGTGTCGCCTACTGGACCGAACAAATGGCTGCTGATGTCGATCTTATGATGC